TAACACACATATTAGGAGATTTCAAAGAAAAAGATGATCCGAAGGATTCAATTTAAATCAAAAGAAGAGTGGCTTGATGCCAGGAAAGGTATCGGCGGCTCTGATGCTTCCGCCATCATAGGCAGGAATCCATATAAGACCAACCAGGATCTCTGGAGAGAGAAAACGGGGAGAACGGAGCCTGAAGATATTTCAGATAAACCTTATGTGAAATATGGTAATGATGCTGAGCCGCTGATCCGTGGGCTCTTCGCCCTGGATTATCCGGAATACAAAGTCGAATATTTCGACAATAACATGATTATCAATGACCGGCTCCCGTTTGCTCATGCCTCTCTGGACGGGGAACTGACGGATCCGGATGGACGTAAAGGAATCCTGGAAATTAAAACATCCAATATCCTGCAAAGCATGCAGCGGGAAAGTTGGAAAGATAAGATCCCTGACAATTATTATGTCCAGGTCCTCCATTATCTCATGGTCACGGAATATGACTTTGTAGTTCTGACGGCCCAGCTCAAGACCATTTTTGGCGGAGATCTGAGGAAACAGACAAGACATTATTTTATCGAACGTGAAGATGTGCTTGATGATCTGGCATTCCTGGAAAAGGAAGAACGAAAGTTCTGGCAGTCAGTCATAGATGATGAAGAGCCGGGGTTGATCCTTCCGGTGTTCTGAGAAAGGAGTATACATGGAATTAATCATTTACGCACCAAAAGAGGACGGTTTTATCAAGTCCATCGACTGGAATTTTGATGATCTGAAAAAAGAGATTACGGAAAAGGCCGGCGAATATATGAACCTGGTTTACTCAGATGATCAGATCAAAGAAGCCAAAAAAGACAGGGCTGAACTGAACAAATTTAAGAAAGCCCTGGATGACAAAAGAAAAGATGTCAAATCCCAGGTCATGAACCCTTACATTGCCTTCGAAACACAGATAAAGGAACTGATTGGAATCGTGAATAAGGCTGTTGATAATATCGACTCCCAGGTAAAGGGTTATGAGGAAGGACTGAAACAGAAAAAAGAAGAACTGTGCAGGAAACTGTATGAGAAGTATATCGGCGACCTGAACCGGATCATCCCTTACGAGAAGGTGTTCAATCCAAAGTGGCTCAATAAAACTTATCCGGAGAAGGCGATCATTGAAGATATTCAGTCCCTGTATAAAAGAGTTGATCAGGATCTGAAAGTGATCAACACGGATTCCTCAAAATATGTTTTTGAGATGAAAGAGGAATACCTGAAAGAATACGATATGGCAGCGGCTATGTCTTTAAAGCAGCATCTGGAGGAAACAGAAAGAAAGAAGGCTGCCTTTGAGGAGCAGGAGCTCAAGCGCAGGGCGGAAGAGGCCAAGCGGATCAGGGAAGAGGCCGAACTCATCCAGACGGCAGGGAACAGCAATCCAGCACCCGTGCTTTTGATTGACGAAAATGGGAATCCGGTAGTCCAGAAAGAAGAAAAACCGGAAAAGGTGATCATGGTCACTTTCCGGGTAACTGCAAAGGAATCACAGTTCCAGGCATTAAATGAAGCCATAAAGATGTTAAAGGAGAATAGCCAGAAAGTAGAGATGCTCAAAAGGGAGGTATTGTAAATGGCAGTAAAAAACAGTTTGACACAGAAAAAGACAGAGATTTTCCAGAATGTACAGACTGCAGTCTATGAAGTGGCAGGACAAAAAGTGGAACTCACCCCGGAGGTCGTCAGGGAATACATGGTATCAGGTGATAAAGAAAAAGTGACTGTGAAGGAAGTCATCATGTTCATGAACCTCTGTAAGTTTTCCGGTCTCAATCCCTGGGCAAAGGAAGCCTACTGCATCAAATATGGGAACGAGCCCGCAACTATGGTCGTCGGTAAAGAGGCCTATGTAAAGAGGGCCGAGGCCAACGAGAACTTTGACGGTTTTGATGCCGGGATCATCGTGCTGTCCAAAGAAGATCATGAGGTGATCCGGAGACCGGGATGTTTTAAGCTGCCGGAAGAGGAGATCATCGGAGGATATGCGATGGTTTACCGCAAGGATCGCACCCATCCATACACGGCAGAAGTCTCTTTTGATGAGTATGCCGGCAGAAAAAAGGATGGCAGCCTGAATTCCCAGTGGGGGAAGAAACCGGCCACCATGATCAGAAAGGTAGCTCTTGTGCAGGCATTAAGGGAGGCGTTCCCGTCATCCTTTGGCGGCGCATTTACTGAAGAGGAAGGAGAGTATGTTCCGGAAGCGGCAGAAGCGGATGTCGTGCAGCAGGTAACGGATCATATCCCGCAGATAATCGAGAAGCGAAACGAGATGCCCCAGCCTGAACAACAGACATCTGTAAAGCAGCAGGTGGACACGGATGGACAGGCATTCTTCGCATAAACTGGTGATTCCCCTGAAGCTCCACAGCTTAAATGAATACATAGGCGCCTGCAGGAGAAATCCTTACCGCGGCGCCAAAATGAAAAAAGAAGACCAGCAGAGCATCGAGTGGCTCATCCGGTCACAGCTCAGGGGGATCCGGATTGATAAGCCGGTCCGGATGTCTTACCGGTGGTATGAGCCCAATCAGATGCGGGATCTTGATAATATATCATCTTACGGGCGGAAGGTGATCCAGGACGCACTGGTCAAAACCAAAGTCCTTGAGAATGACGGATGGAGACATATCGTCGGTTTCTCAGATGAGTTTCATGTTGATAAGAAAAGCCCTCGCATCGAGGTCGAGATAACGGAGGTTTACGATGGCAGATAAAAACAGCTTTATCATGTTTGTCGATTATAAAGAAAAATTCAAGAAGCTTTCTGACGAACAGATGGGAAAGCTGATCCGTGCGGTCTTTGATTATGAAGATTCAGGTGTGGAGCCCGACATGGACGACCTTATTGTCAGCATGGCCTTTGATGTTATTAAAGTCGACCTCGACAAGAACCATGCCAAGTACGAAGAGATTGTCGAGAAAAGAAAAGAGGCTGGGAGAAAAGGAGGCAAACGTAAGCAAACCCAAGCAAACGAAGCAAATGCTAAGTTTGCTAAGCAAACCCAAGCAAATCAAGCTGATAATGATAATGATAGTGTAAGTGATAATGATAATGATAGTGTAACACCTATAGTGGGTGTTAGTAAGGGGGATGCAAGGGGGAAACGCACGCGTTTCTCACCACCCGCCCCCGAAGACATCAGAGAGTATTGTCGCGAGAAGAAAATCACTGTCGATGCTGACAGGTTCATAGACTACTACTCTGCCCAGGGGTGGAAACTGTCCAATGGCAATCCCATGAAGGACTGGAAGGCTGCAGTAAGGAACTGGTCAAGAGAAAAGCGTCCTGTGGCCAGATCGGGAACGACTAACCGCTTCAATGACTTTGAGCAGAGGAATTACGACTACAACGCCATGGAGAGAGCGTTGACGATGAAAGGAGGAGCATAGTGCTCAAGGAACTGTTATTCGATGAGGCCGTCACTGAACGAGCGGACGGTGCGGCCGTCTTCGTCTTTGACTTAAAGAACGGAACCATAGTCTCCCTTGACGACTTCATGAACGGGGTCAGATTCGTGGCGGATTATCCGGAGGCCACCGATACAGAGGAGACCATCACCATGGAGGTCGACGAGGAACCGCCGAAGTGGCCGAAGAAGAAAAACATCGACACCGGAAAAATCGCAGCCCTGAAAAATGCTGGCTGGACACAGGTCTCCATCGCCGAAGAGATGGGCATCACGCCGGCGACAGTCAGCAGATACGTCAGCGAGTTAAGAGACCAAGGGGTGATTAAGGATTGATACTCTCGAAGTACAGAGGCGGGTCCGTGACACTCAGAAAACTCTATCTGCTGGAATGCGAAATGCTGGGAAAGGAAATCGGCTATGTCGTCCCCTGGAACGAACGCAGGAGGCTTATCAGCGACTATGGTCTTGAATACGATGACCGGCGGAGGATATGGACCGCAGACCCGGCCAAAACTACGAAGAAGCTCCGGAAGAGATTCCCGGATCTGAAGGGGAAGGCATGGAGGGAAATCGAGAAACGATATCTCTACAAGCACACGGGTATCACTTCGGAGATCGAAGAAGTTTTCCACCCGTCGGAACTTTACAAACATGATTATACCCCGCCCGATCGGGTGAGGATAGCGCCTTATGTGAAGGAGGTAACAGGATGAACAAGGTGACGTTATTGGGGCGGCTCACAAGAAATCCCAACGTGACATATACCCAGGGAGAGAACAGCACCTGCGTGGCAAGGTACACTCTCGCAGTAGACAGGAGATTCAAGAAGGACGAGGCGGACTTCATCAGCTGCGTGGCTTTTGGCAAACAGGGGGAGTTTGCTGAGAAGTACCTGAAGCAAGGAACAAAGATCGCAGTGGCCGGTCGGATCCAGACCGGAAGTTATACCAACCGTGAAGGTCAGAAGGTTTATACCACGGATGTGGTCATCGAGGAACAGGAGTTTGCCGAGAGCAAAAAGGCTGCGGAACATAATGCTGGAAGGCCGGAAACACAAACAGAAATGCCTGCGGCAGATAATAACGGCTTTATGAGTGTCCCGGACGGATACGAAGATCAGCTGCCGTTTATCTAAAACAATAACCTCCCCTGTATGGCAACTTCACGCACTTACAGCCATGCAGGGGGAAAGGAGGTCTGAAATGGCCAACAAAATGAAAGAGTATAACCGAGGCCGCGCCCAGGGCCTTGACATGGCATACAGGCTTGTAAGAGATGCCGGAGAAGACAGGGCTGCGGCGCTGATCGCAGAAGAGATACAGAAGAGGGGACGGATGCCAATCAAGCTGGCAGTGACATCCGGAGAGATAGAGCAGGGCCTTGATCATATCAAGAAATGTATGTATGAATCATTTCTCTGTCAGACTCTGATGGTACTCCATGATCAGTTCGATTTTGGGTGGACGAGATGCCTGCGGTTTATGAACCGCTGGAACTTCAAGACGGACTGCATGACTTCGGGCCTGGTTGAGTGGGCGGATTATATCGCGACGATAAAAGAAGAGCTGAATATTGACTTACCGCATGAGTGCATGAAAGCGGAGGGATTGATGTGAATGAACTGATTTATAAAATTATCGAGAGGATAAACAAAGAGATCGGAGCCGTCCCTTTCCACAGCCAGGAAAGCCGGATGTTCATTGCCGGGCTGGATCGTGCGAAAGACATAGTCCAAAGAATAGCAAAGGAGGCAGAGCAATGACCTGTGCTGACTGCATCCACAAGAACCGCTGCATGGAACGGTCCAGGAATTATGCCTGCACCGGATTTAAGCCAAAGGGGGATAAACATGAAAACAACAGAGTGTCCTGCCTGTCATTCCAGCAAGTCTATCATCATCGACAGCAGGCTGACCGCCAGTAGCGACAAGGGCTGTGTGCAGAGGCGAAGAGAGTGCCAGAGCTGCGGTCAGAGATGGTATACGTGGGAACTTGACAAAGCAGCAGTGGAGAAGCTGAAGAAAGCCATAAAGCTGATAAAGGAGATCGACATATGAACTATAAAGACCAGGCATTGCATTTCGGAACAGACAACCGGCTGAACCAGCTTGTGGAGGAATGCGGAGAGCTGATCTCCACCGCCGCCAGATACAGAAGACATCTGAAGGGTGACAAGACCCTGAACGAAAAGTACACGGAGATGAATCTGATCCGAGGCATCACCGAGGAGATGGCGGATGTCACGCTGGTGATGAGTGAGCTAAGGTATCTGCTGGGGATCACCGAAGAAGAACTGTTTGAAGTGATCAATGCAAAGATGGAAAGAACGGAGGGGTTGATATGAGTGAGCTGAAACCATGTCCGTTTTGTGGATATGAGAATCCATATTTTGCCCATAACGCTGAGTGCGAACCAAATGGAATCGTTTGCATGAAGTGCCATACCATTGTAAGGTTCATGAGAATTAAGGTTAGAAAAGGGGAATGTTTTCAGGTGGCAATGGACAAGATGGCAGAGATATGGAACAAAAGAACGGAGGCAACTAAATGAGATACACCGAATATCACTGCGGAGTCCCTGTCGTCAAAGACAAATCCCATCTGTCCGACGCCCTTGCCAAACTGGCAAAGTATGAGGACGTCGAGGACGAGCCCGACATGGACAGGGTGCTGCGGGGATTGTATGAGGCAAAGAACCATGCCATCAACGAGTACAGCAAGAAGCGGATTCTGAAAGGGATGCGGCTTATCATCAAGCTGGCCAACTTCGACGAGACGGCATGCAAGGGACTAATGGAGAAACATTACAGGCAGAAGCAGGACCTGTTGAAGTTCATCGATGAGGTTGACGGCCAATTAGACCCAGTGAGTGAGATTAGGGAGTATGTGGAGGATAAACTATGAGTGATTTGATCTACAGGCATGAAGCTATAAAAACCATAACATCGTACAACGGAACTGTTGATAAGTCGGTAGCTAAAAGATTGCTTCTTCAGATGCCATCCGCAGAGCCACGGAAGAAGGGGAAGTGGATACCTATCTGGCCAGAAGACCCCAACACTTTTCCACCAGTTGACAAGGAAGGATACAGTGACTATGTCCTGTTGTCTTTCTCAAACTGCAGCGCCCTGATAATAGGTCAGTACAGAGTGGATGAAGATGGCGATGCGTTTTATGCGGGGGACGATGAAGAACAGCTGACGGTATATGACCTGTACGTAAATGCTTGGATGCCACTACCATCACCATATCAGGAAGAAGGTGAAGAGAAATGAGATTAATTGATGTAGATGCTTTATGGATGGACATTATTCGTTCAATGGATTATTGCGATGACATTCTAGAATTTATAGAAAGACAGCCAATAATTACAACAAATAAGGAGAAAAATATGAGTGAAGAAAAATGGATTACAATTGATTTTAAAAACGGTGAAACCTGCCACTATGCACCAAGTGAATACACTGACTATCAGTATGACGGTAAGCACTTTGTTGTGATTTTTGAAAAACAGTGGATAGGATTCTATAATCTTGATGAGATTCGTTACATCGAAATTGGCTCTATTGAAGATGCTGAACGGGGTAATAGGGAATGAATAAATTAAAGCCATGTCCATTTTGCGGATGTGCGGCTCATGTGTATGAGGACGGGAGATTTTCAAATAAACCTTATAATTTTCCAAAGTGGTATATAACCTGTTTAGGATGTGGTGTGAGTACACCAGTTGCAAAAATGGAACAGATTGTAAAGATTTGGAACAGGAGAATAAAGAATGAGCGTGATAGTTAAAGGCATGGAGATACCAGAATACTGGGAAAGTGAAGAAGGATGATTAAAATGCGCTATGTGGCACAAATTGAGATAAATGATGAGATAGAACGAACTGAATCTATCCTGCCGATTGATGAAATTAGACAGAATATTGCAACAGGGATGATCGAAGAATCGTTAAAAGACATAATCGCAGAAGGATTTTGTTGTCCGAAAATCAGCATTACACGAATGCTTGCTGATGTAATTGAAACGGAGAGGTGAACAGGATGAATAATCGAGAAGCAATTGCACTGCTAAGAAATCTTGAGGATGCACTGGATTCCTATTGCGAATTAAACGAAGAAGGAAAAACCGCATTTCGCATGGCTATTGAAGCACTCAACTGTTCGGAAATTCCGAACAACTGGATTCCTTGCAGTGAGAGGTTGCCTGAAGATTGGGTGTCGGTGCTTGTGACACTTAAAAGACCGGAGCGTTTACCGGCATGGATTAAAGCAAAACCAGAAAACTATTTTCACATCGTTGACGCTGATGTTTGCGAGAATGGTGAATGGTCGGTAAATAAGAAAAACGTTACCGCATGGATGCCATTACCTGAGCCATATCAGCCAAAGGAGGATGAATCATGATCACACTGGCAAACATTAATCTTCCGCAAGCTATTGTTGTGGGTGCATTTTTTCTGTCGGTAGCAATTACCTTAAGTGGAAGATGAGGGAAGAAGATGAGGAATGAAGATGCGGTAACCATCATAAAAGATGTATGCAAGGAAGATTATAAAAACATAGTTGTGCGAGAAGCCTTGGATATAGCTATCGAAGCACTTGAGAAACAAATGCCATCTAACACATCAAGCCATGATGAGAAACACATCCTGCAAGGATGCATAGCACTGATGAGTGAAATGGTTGATTATTTCCGTGAATACCTTGATTTCATTGGATATGAGCCTGAATTTGATGAGGATAAAATGCCGTTTGTTATGAGTTATTTTCACATCGTTCAAAGGCTGTTCCTGTGGAACACAAGACATTCTGGCGGTAACTCAACGAGGACTAAATGCTATGAATTGGGCATAGAGGACAGCAGTGAAAATGTGGAGTTCTACTTGTGGAAGGATGAGGAAGAATGAAATTCAAAGAACTGAAGGAAGTAATTAACCGACACTCGGGCAGACATGGCAAGATCGCCATAAGCATAGGACTTGGAAATGATGCCATTATCGAAGCTGAAAGTCCTATCTTGGATTGTCTTGATGATTATGAGGTAGCATGGATTGCTCCAGAAACTGTAGGTAAAAACATAGTAACCGATAGCGAGGAGCCATGTATTGATGTGCATCTGAAAGAGATGAACGAGGTGGAAGAATAAGTATGAAGTACATGATTGAACTAACCGAGGAGCAGATGCGAGTCCTGGAGAATTGCACGAATTTGTATATGCGTCTTTCAATGGGGCAGACATGGGATTTAGCTGATATGCTCTGTGAAGGAATGCTAGAGGGATATGACAGGAATGATCCTAACGGAAAAGTCAAATTTGAGCGGTACATCGTCAAGAGAAATGCAATCCGTGAAATCCTTGGGAGTGCTATAAGAATCGTTTTTTATCCTTTTGCCACTCCTACAGAAAAGACGAAGGATGGCATGATATGCGAGTGTATATGGGATGCAATTAGGGTAGCAAGAGGAACAAGCACATATGGGCAGGTTCTTCCAATAGGTGATGAACCAGTGCCGAAGATTGAGAAGAAGGAAATGGAAGAAGGTGAAGAGGAATGACATGGATGATCGGAATACTTATTGCTTCAAATATCTTTTGGATTGTATTGGTTTTACTGCAAAACGATAGCTGGTTCAAGGAGTCTATGCACCAAAATGACATATGGTATGAGCATTGCCAAGAGATGAATCAAAGGTGGGAAGAACACATTATTACACAGTTGAACAGATTAGAGTCTGAGATTGAAGAGTTGAGAGAACCCAATCAGGAAGAAGGTGACCGCCCATGATCCCAATCCTAATCACGGCAGCCTTGTCTCTCATCCTCGGCTCCATCATCGGCATGTTCCTGGTTGTCCTCTGTCAGGCTGGCGGTGAGAGGGACTACATCTACAGCAACCTGACCCTGATCCCGATCGAGGCGGGAGAGCCACGACTTAACTCCCAGTGCCTGATCCAGACCAAAGAAGACGGCAACCATTTATTGCTGGCAGAGTATGCGGACGACGGCTGGACACTGACGGACTATCCAGGAATCAAACACTTCACGGTGGCAGCCTGGTGTTATATGCCGGATCCGATCAGGGAGGTGGGCGAATGACTATACAGCCAGGAACGCGCATGAAAGTCATACAGGGAATCAAACAGACTGACCATTGTGCCTGGATGGAGACAGGCGACATCGTGATAGTCAAGGCAGTCTATCCGCACGTCATCCTAGTCGAGCGTCCGTACAAAGACCGCAAGCGTGGCATGATGCGAGAGTGCTTCTGTATCTCTGACCTATACAAACATCTGAAGGTGATGCAATGAAGACCTATATGTACTTGGACAAAGACTACGACCTGCCGCTGATTGTTGCAGAGTCGGCCAGGGAGATGGCGGAGAAGCGGGGCATCAAGAGAGATTCCGTATACGAGATAATATCCAAAGCAAAGAGACTGGGATATAGATGCAGGTACATCGTAGTGGATGAAGAGGATGAGACGTAATGCGGGATTATCAGAGACAGAAGAACAACAAGTATATACTTCCAAGAGATGAATGGCACAGGACCCTCTGGACGATACGGGGTTATTACCGTATCAAGGAAGAGGCGGAGGCGGCCATCACCGGATCAGGACAGAGCGACGGGATGCCGAGGGGTACAGATGTCAGTGACCCGACGGCAAAAAAAGCGATCAATCTTGAGCGGGACCTGGCCATCATCAACCTGATCGAGACAGAAAAGTCTCTGATGCCGGAACCTTATCAGGCTGCGGTGTGGAACAATATCCAGCACGGCATGCCGTATCCACTTGATGCCGGTGCGACAAGAGTAACCTTCAGCAGATGGAAGTCCAGATATGTTTTTAAGATCGCGGAAGGCCTGAAGAAAATATAAGATGATACACCGGGGAAAAAAATAAGTGTTAAAATGATAGTGTGACAAAGCAGATAAAACGGAGTTTGCTGTCACCGACTTAAATACTTTTTGAAAAACCACCTTGTAAAAGAGGTGGTTTTGTTTTCCTGGTAGAAAGAAGGTAATGAAAATGTTAGAATGTTTAAAAAAGTATTTAAGGAGAAAAACAATGAGTAGTAGTATCGATACCAAAAAATTAATTAAATTTATTGATGACAAGTGGCACGCCTCAGTTTGTCCCATGTGTGGCGGGGGAGAATGGGGAGTAAGCGAGAAAGTGTTTGAGTTGAGAGAGTTCAATGAAGGGAATATTGTCATTGGGGGATCAAACAGCGCGGTCTCACCAGTGATACCTGTTACATGCAGAAACTGCGGTAATACAGTTTTTATCAACGCTTTATCTACGGGACTTCTGGAGGATTGAGCGGATGACTGAGGATAATTTTGCAAATAGTAGCAGTACCTTTAAGACTTATGACATACCAAAAAAGATTGAACTTTACAGAGATACATGGAAACCATCTGAGACAAAAATGAAGTATCACGAACAGCGATTAAAACAATCTGGAATAGCTTTTTGGTTAAGTTTTTGTGGGAGCATAGCTGGGTTCGCTGTAATTGTAGTTAGCCTTGTTGTGGGATACATGACTAAAAACTTAGGGTGGATTGGCATAGTTGGAGGAGCCGTGACAGAATGTGTTTCTGTACTGTTTTATTTTCTGTCGATCGAGTCAAACAAGAAAATATCAGAATTCTTTCAAGAACTAACAAAAGAATCAAATGTGAATCATTCATTAAGTTTAGCTAATGATGTAAAAGACGAAAAGGTTAAAGATGATCTTCTAGTAAAATTATCATTACATTTATCGGGATTATCTGATGATGCAGTCTCCGATTTGACATCGGAATGTTTGTACAACTATAAAAATCAATAGATTTTACAAAATGAACCCGGGGGTAAAAAACTTCCGGGTATTATTATGCAATCAATCGACACTGAGTCCGGGACCTGCGCCGCTGCCTGCTTTTGTTTACTTTCGGGGCGGCCTGCGTTAATCAATACCCCAAACCTCCTTTCTCCCCTTCAGCAACCGGCTGAGGGTCTAAGGTCCCGGGCAAGCGTGTTTTGGAAGAGGGTGAGTCTGACGGCAAAAGGAAAATATGAATACTGGATTACACCTGAAGGCTTGCTGAAAATAGAAGGATGGGCCAGGGATGGTCTGAAGGATGAACAGATCGCAGGGAATATTGGCATAAGGCGACAGACACTATATGAATGGACCAAGAGGTTCCCTGTCATTTTTGACACCTTAAAAAGAGGCAAGGAAATTGTTGATCGTCAGGTTGAAAATGCATTGCTTAAAAGAGCTCTGGGATATGAATATGATGAAGTTACCAGAGAACCTGACATGAACGGGGAAATGGTTGAAACAAAAAGGGTGACCAAGCAGGTGCTGCCTGATACCACTGCACAGATCTTCTGGCTAAAGAACAGGAAGCCTGATGAGTGGAGAGACAAGCAGAATATTAATGTGACAACAGAGAAGCATGAGAAGCTGGATGCTATCCTGTCTCAGATCGGCGGTGAGGGACTTGAAGAATAGTTCTTTTCCGCTGTCGCAAAAATATATTGATTTTATCAATACTACAAAAAACGTGGATGCAGACTTCCTTGAAGGTACTACAGCTTCTGGAAAGACTACGGTAGGGGCGGGAGTGAAGTTCATGCGGATGGTCAGCCGGAGCGAGAAGAAGCTTCATGTACTGGCTGCCAAGACGGTTGGTGTTGCTGAAAAGAATATCATCCAGCAGGACAATGGCATACTTGATATACACCCAAGTGCAGCCTATTTCGGCAACGGTGACAAGGATCACAAGATGCCACATATTAAGTTCGAGGATAAGATAATTTATGTCCTTGGTTATGATAATAAGGACAAATGGAGCCTGGTGCTTGGATCCCAGTTCGGCTGTGTTTTCATTGACGAGATCAATACAGCCAATATAGAGTTTGTCCGTGAAGTCTCAACCAGAAATGATTATTTGATGGCCACGCTTAACCCGGATGACCCGAGCCTTCCTGTGTATAAGGAATTTATCAACAGATCAAGACCATACAAGAAGTATGCTGCAGATGTCCCAAGGGAGATCATGGCAGAACTTACGGAGGAGCCAGTGTCCACATGGAGATACTGGTTCTTTACGTTTTATGACAACTTAAGCCTGACCGAGGATGATATCCGGAAGAAGAAACAGTCAGCTCCGGTCGGTACGAAGTTGTATAAGAACAAGATCCAGGGCCTCCGCGGCAAAGCAACAGGACTGGTTTTCAGCAACTTCGACAGAAGGAAGCACATCATCTCAAGAGAAAAGGCCAAGGAATTGGTCAAGGACCCGGCAAAGCACCACCAGAAGGAATGGTTCATCATCTTTTCTGCAGGACTGGATACGGCCTATTCACAGACTTCTCCGGATACGATCTCCATGAGTTTCATCGGGATCACAAACTTTGGAAACTGCTGTCTGCTGGATGAGAAGGTATACAACAATGCCACGCTGGGGACACCGCTGGCACCTTCCGATACAGTAAAGAACTACATGGATTTCCTTGAGCGCAACCGCAGCAAGTGGGGATTTGCCAGGAAGACATTCATAGACTCCGCTGATCAGGCAACGATCACGGAGTTTATAAAATATAAGCGGTTGAACGGATGTATCTATTCCTTCAACAACGCATGGAAGAAAGAGAAGATCATTGACCGAATCAACAACCAGCTGAACTGGTTTGCAGACGCAGAGACAGGGCCGTGCTTTTATATTTTGGATCACTGTATCAACTACATTCACGAACTGGAAGTCTATAGCTGGAGGGAAGACAAAGACAACGAGCCGGAGGACGGCAATGACCATATGATTAACAGTGTGCAGTATGCTTGGCTGCCATATGAGACCAAGATAGGTATCAGGAGGAACAAGAAGCAATGGGATGGTTCAGGAACATGATTGCCAAGATCTTCAAGATTATACCGGCAACGGAAAGAGAAATACAGATAAAGGAGCCTTTGACCTTTAACGAGAACGTGCTGAAAAACAAGATCTGGTATCGGGCTGATCCGGCTGAGATCGAACAGTTCTTCAAGCATGTAGCAAGGTGGCCGTCATACCGGTCACGGTTCTGGGCGGCAACACCGCAGGGGACAGTAAGGAAGATACATTCCGGTATCGTCCAGATCGTGGTGGACAGGTATAA